CGTGAGCGGCGGTATGGGGTCGGGCAAAAGTTCTTTTCTCAACAGTATTATGACGGGGACTGGAAACGGCAAAGTCTATAAGCATATATTCAACAAGGTATTTTACAGCACACCGCAAGAGGTCTTTGATAGTGAAGCGAACCACCCATTCAAGAAACACAACAAGAGCAGGTTATTCTTTGATTTGAGTAATAAGACATTTGAGACCATTGTGGAGCAGGCGATTGAAGAGAAGGAAGACGGAGGCAACTCAATGTTGATACTGGACGATTGGAGCGAGCAACTAAAAGACCGTCGTGTGGAACTGTGGTTGAAACGCTTGATACACAAACACAGGCATTACAAGTTGAATATAATGATTTCGCTCCTCACACTAAAATCGCTGCCGAGAGGACTGCGAGCGTTGGTGGATTGCTATGTGCTCTTCAAACCGAAGAGTTTGATAGAGATGGGTAATTTTAGCGAAGAGGTATTCGCAATGGATAAGAAGGATTTACAGACGCTGTTTGATTATGTGTTTGACGAACCGTATAACTTTTTATTTTACAATCAGCGGGACAACTCATACTATAAAAACTTTACGAAGTTGAAATTAAAATATGATGACTAATATATAATGCCGAAGAAAACTCGCATTCGTTCTACGAAGCAGAAGAAGAGTTCTTTACAGAGACAGAAGCAGACGCAAGATGTGAAGCAGTCTGTCAGGGTAGTGGTAAATCTAAAAGAGAGGAGGGCAAGGCGAAGACCAGCGAGGAAGATGCCGAACCTTGCTCCGTTTCGTGGCGAACCATTACGCCCGAGTTCTGCTCGGGTATGGACGGACAACCCGCCGATTATGAGTGGTAATATTAGCGACGACCAACGGAAGGCGATTATGGCAGAGGGGGCAAGGCGGAAATTACTATTATTGGAACTCGGTAATATTTCAATCTCGCTTTCAAAACCAAATACCGCTTCCTGTGGTAATTCGCTAAAATCGTAGAGTTCGCCCGTATCTTATCCAGTATCTTATCCACATCGTTCATAATAAGAATATAGATTTTTATTATGATTTCTTCTTTACCATTTCACTGACCCACGCAATCACAAACCCAACGATGAACGCAACCATTACATATACCAAATATATTTACTTGCTGACGGACACCTCGCCAGTCATCATATTACACTCCAAAATATTGTCATACAGAGCATATGTATCAATCAGCAGACCAGGAATGACCGACCCGTCGTTGAACTGAACCTCCAAGAAGGTGTTGTTGCTGTTCGTGTCCTTACCAGAAACGACCGCCTTCCCGCCGCCGACCGCCTCCTCAAAATCAACACCAATCAAGAAACTGTCCTGATTTTTGGGAACGGTGGCAGTGCTGTCAGCAGTTCCAGTGGAGAGGAACTGGGAGAGATTGAAAACGCAGTCAAATGTCACAGCGTTGGCGGCATCAAAACACTTAATCAACTCAATGAAAACTTCTCCCGCCAAATCAGTCGTTCCGTTGTGGCACACGATGGGAACAGACGGATACTGCCTGCCGTCAATACGGTAAGAATACTGCCTGATGTGCGGGTTGTAGCGAGCGAAGGAATTGTAAATACCAGCAGTCGCCCCAGTAGTGAGAGAATTGCGGAACGAGGTAAAGTAATTCTTCACACTGGAATAGCGAGCAGGGATAAGAATGGAAGCAGACGAACCCGCCGCCGCAGCGAGCGTGGTCTGGAAATTGGCAACTCCCGTTCCGTGCGTCTTGAAAACTCCACCACTCTCCTGAATGAGTTGCGAGTGAATGACGGGGTCAATATCAAGGTAATCCATTCCAAGATTGATATTCGTGATGACGCACGAGGTAATCGCAGCAGCACCCGCAAGAAGACCAGCATCATCTGCCTCCTGCGTCGCAATGGCGAGCGTCTCAAAAGTGAGTTTCAGGCGAATACCATCAACGGCAGGGCAGACCTGCGTGGCAAGAGTTCCAAGCACCGACGAGTAGATGGGAATAGCATAACGCTTCGCCGCCTGCGTCTGTGCGGCAGCAGACGCCGCCTGTGCGGGGCACTTCACATAGGTGGCGTTAGAACCCGTCAGGATATTCGCCATCGTCTGCGAGCGGGACTTGGACTGGAAGTCCTCAACGCAAGCAGCAAAGTTGTTGTATCTATCCAGCAATTCTACGGACTGATTTCCAATAATGAGTTCCATTCCACGAATTACGGACGACGCTGAACCGTTTGAAAATCCACCGAAATTAGTGTCAGTAGCAATCGTGACGACGGCATCAAACATTAGATACGAGTTCTGCCCGTTTATCATACTGTATCTACCGCTCGGCAGGGCAAAATACACATCTTGGGTCGCACTTCCAAGAGAGAGAGAGGTCAAGTTCTCGGGTTGAACTAAAACACGGCGACTGACCGCCGCACCCATAGAACGAAAAGCAGAAACATCAAGCAAAGGGGTAATCGCAACTTCCGCCATTATTATATACTATCAAAAGAAAATAATTCCAAGCACTTTTCATTTTAACTAAAACTTTGTTTCCTTCTAAACTTCCTCAATCTCCTCAATCTCAAAGACAACGAGGCAAGAAACATTTCCCGTGCTTGTAAAATCCGTATGTTGGACGGTGATTGTCATTTGGTTCAAAGGTAAGTCATTCACTACAAGGGTCGGCGAACCTGCCGCTGTTGTTGGGTGAGCGGAAGAACCAACTACGCCTAAAACGAACGGGTTTCTTGTTGTTATGTAAAGTTCATTGGTTGCGTCGGCGATATACTGATTACATTTTCCATTGATGTCCGCTCCATTCGTCAAACTAATAACTATCGGTTCGTCTTTTTTATCGTTTGCTCCTGTTGATGCTACACATTGAATTACTTTGATTAGTAATCTGTTCTCTGGTTTGCTCTTGTAGATACGACTAAATTGAAACTTCCAACTCGTCCCAAGCGTTCCCCAAAATGTTTGCTGGTATAACTGGGCGGTCTTCTGCTTCTTGAATATGGGTTCTTTGATTACTTTCGCTCTCGGCATAATAGAATATAGTTAGATTATATTATGCTTTAAAAAATTACATTATCAGGTATATCACCATCAATCTCGTAAATAGTGAATGAAACTGTGAATGCGTATGACCCGCTTGTTGGTGCTGATTGGTTTGATGTATATTCGTAATTAAAAAGAATTGGATTTACTGGATACTCATTACACACGAACACATTAGTAGATGCTGTCCCAGCAATAGGATATTTATTAGTATTAACCACACCAGTAGGAGTTCTTATTTGTGTATCAGTGCCGCTACATAACTCGGGACTTGTCATATACAAAATCATTTGATTATTAGAACTAGCGGGCAGAAGGGAGAAGGTAGAAGCAAACAATTGGTTCATTTTAACAACAAACCGAGAACTCTGCTTTGTCTTCAACACACGACGCATTTGAAAAGACCAAGCATATGTCGCTACTTCGCTTGTTTGAAAACTCTCCTGATAAACTGCTAAAACAGGCATTATATATTACCAGTAGATTATTTTATTCCCCTTACTCCTGCTCGTTTGAGTTCTCCTTTTGCTGCTAATCCAGCACCAATAATTTTATTCACATCGCCGCCTTGAACCGCACTTGCTACACCCTCACCCGCCTTGATTAGACGACGACCAGACCCTGCCGCAGAACCAACACGCCCCGCAATCTTACCAATCGTCCCAAGAACAGGAGCAAGTCCAGGAGCAAGAACGGAAGCAATCGGCACACCGTATTTTACTATACCTCGCCCGACCTGACCCGCAACCTTCTCAATAGCGGGTAGTGCCTTGTCCTTTACGAATGTTCCAACGGACTGGAAATCCCGCTTCGCCTTCTGCCCGAACCTCTGGAAACCAGACCTCACCTTTTGACCGAAGCGTGCGAAATCTTGTGCTATTCCCATTATAATATATTACCAGATATTATTTTTTATTTCTTCGTATCTTCTTCTGTAATACAAGAGGACGCTCCATTCCCATATCCTCCTGTCTTGCTAATCTTCTCTCCAACGCCAATTGAATATAATCGGGTTTCGTAATTCGCTTCACTGGCATCGGCGTTGATTGAAACTCTGGCGGGGCAGTATCCGTAGAGTTCATTGCTTCCTCCAACATCGCCTGCTGTTCCTCCTCATACGGTTGGAATGCCTCTTGCCTCATATCCTGAATTGCCGTTGTCCCCGCATTCAGTGCTTGCGGAACTTTGTAATCTATCCTCAAAGTCACAAACCAGTTCGGCGACCCATTGAAAATAAGTAAATTACCGTCATCGTCCAAAAGTGAAATGGAAATGTTAGTAATCACTTTTGTCTTTAATGTCGTGTAAAACGGTTGATTATTGAAAAACTGTAAAATCGTGTATGCTGGCGTAGTAATTGGAATACGGGACAAAATCGTGCTTCCTCCACTTGCCGATGCGTCCCTATTACTCGTTTGTAAATTATCCACACGAAATGTTATTCCCGTCGTATATGTGAGATTTACTATATTACTAAACTCCTCGCCATTGGTATAAGACTGGTCTAAATACCCCATCAGTTTCTGGGCGTTATTTGCTACACTTGTGAATGTGCTAATCCCTGATGCCCGATTGATATACAACTTGTTGGAATTAGGATTATAACCAAAATAGGTCGTAGATGGGAAACCGTTTGCCAGCAGTTTGGCATTGAGTTGCGTCAGTAATGCCGAGATGGAATAATTCCCCTCTGCTATGGCAATCGTTGTTCCGTCCAAGCGAAACTGATTGTTGGTCGCATTCACTACATAGAACGACAGCGGCACACTCGCACTTTCCAGTCCAATTACGAACTGACTTTCATCTGTGTTTGAGATGATAAGCGGTTGGATTTCAAATGAATAACTCGCAGCACTATTGAAATTACGACTGGCATTAGCGGCGTTGGACGACAGGAATACTTTTGATGCCGAATGTATAAAGTCGCTCATACTTTATATATTCGTTAGATAATATTATACAATAACCCACTTACGAGCATTGTGAGAAGACCTCTGCGGACGGACTTCCTCGTAGTAATCACAGCAGGGGTATTTATTCAACCAAGCAGCAAGGGCAGGTGTGCTCGGTTTCAGCGGCGTATAGCGGTCATTCAAATTGACATACTTTTTCATTCCCGTCCTCTTCACACGCTCATAGGCATCGTCCATATACGAAGTTGTATCAATCCTCGTTCGCATTATATATTACCCAAAGATTATTTTCTAAACACCTATCTTTGCTCCAACTGTCCCTCTAAACAAGTCCCGTATCTTGCTTCCCATCGTAGGTCGGTTTATTTTCATATAACCTTTCTCCTGCTCTCTAATCAGTTCGTCCATCGTTCTCCTTCCCGAAGCATACGCTTTTGCCCTCTTGTCTAACATAAGTCGGGTTTCCCATCTTCGTAGTGCTGGGTCTTCTTGGCGTTGTGCCGCCATAGTGTCGCCTGTCATATAAACAGTCTTTCCGCTCTTGGGTAATGGTGCTGGCGGAGCATACGCAATACCCTTCTTTTCGGCAGCGGCACGCAACATATCATCAAACCTTCCTTTCACTGGTTTGACGGCAGGTAATACAGGAGCAACTACACCTCTCTTCATTCCCGCCGCCATTGCGGATTTGAGAAACTTATCGCTTCTACTCTCACTATCCATTATATTATAATCAAACATTTTATTCTAACGCCCGCCTCCTTTCCCCATCTTGAAGATTGGCACTTTGAACGGCAGAGCGGACATCTCAAACCTCTGTCTCGGGGTCATTTTTGCCAATACCTTGTCAATCTCCAATTTCTTCTTCGCTGCCTCCGCTTCCCTAATCGCCCGCTTCTCCGCCATCGCATCTTTCGTCGCAGAAGTCGCATACACCTTTGCTGATGACCCAAGATTGGTATATCCTTGACCCATTATATACTAAACAAAGATTATTTTTGCTAAATCAGTTCCGTTGATTTCGGGGGAAAAGTGCGGAAACAGATATTGTCTATAAGGATATTACTGAAACCGCCGATTTCCCCCATTCCTGAAAAACCCGATTTCCTTACACTCGCTTCAATCTACGGAAGGTCGGTTCGGGAGAAGGTTCTTCGTAATACTCCTCTTCCTCAGGTTCAGGTTCGGGAGGCGTTTCAGGTCTCTTGTCCTTCTTTTTACTTCTGCGAATGATAATCTGGTCTTCATCGCTTTCCGTGTCGCTTTGTAAAACGATGACTTGCTTCCTTCGCAACTTGGGAATAGATGTCTTCATCGGTTGTTGCTCTTCCGCTACTTTCAGCGAACCAACAATCTTATCTGCCTTCTTGGTAATCTTTACCTTTTCCTTCGCTGCCTTCTCTGCTACTGCCTTTTCCAGTGCCTCCGCTTCCGCCTTCCTTTTCTCTTCGCCACGCTGTTTCCTCACCAGTCTGCCCTTCTCCAAGTTCGCTTTCTGGTAATCCGTCAGCGGTTTCTTGACTTTCTTGGGTTTCTCAACTTCTCCCACTTCGTCATCTTCCTCAACAATCATAGACTGCTCTAAATCTCCTAAATCGCTTCCTGTGTCTTCCATTATATATAGAAGAAATAGAAAAAAAATCCTTAAATCAATTTTATTAGAAGAACTCACTTGGTTAGGGAAGATTGGCGTTTAGGGTAAATCCTGCTTTTCCCTTTTGCCTTCAAATCCGTATTTTCCGTGATATGAATGTTAAATCCCTTACGGTTGTCTTCGTAATTCTTTACCTGCTCGGGATTACAATGACCTACCCGATGCTCCACCCTGTTATGATACTGTCCGTTGCTGCCGTGAAAATGGATTACTGGACGCTTACGATAAACACAGCGAGGGCATTCAAAATACATATGTATATCATCAATCTTCGTTGCCTCCACATTCAAGAACCCTTCCTCATCAACATACGGGAACGACGCCATTATACCTATTTA